TGCCGAAGCTGTATCCCGTGAAAACGGCGATGCTGATACGCTGACTGATGCTATGATGTACACGGACACGTCTTTCGATGATCTGTCTGGCTCTGCCAACACTGCCAGAGACGTTGAGCAAGCTCGTGCTGAAGCTGCTGAAAGTGATCTTTCTGATGCTATTAGCGCCGAAGAGACTCGTGCTCTAGCTGCTGAAGCTGGGCTCTCTGCTGATATTAACGCCGAAGAGACTCGTGCTACTGCTGCTGAAGCTGCTAACGCTGCTGCTGTTGTCGCCGAAGCTGCTACTGCTCGTGCTGCTGAACAAGCTAATCAGGACATGATCATAGACGAAGAGCTTCGTGCCATGGACGCTGAGACTGCCCTCGGCGTTGACATTGCCGCTAATACTACTGCTATAGAGAGTAACGATGCTGACATTGCCGTTCTTTTTGATCGGACTGCCGGTATGACTGCAGATGACGATTCGTCAACTGTTAGCATTGATAACAATGTTATGTTTAGCGTAGGAAGCTATGATGATCTTGCCAATGTTCCAGTAGTGGCAAGCGAAGGTTCAGTAATGTTCTGGGCTGGAGTCACGGAAGGTGGCTTTGTTGCTAACAAGATTCACTTTTATGAAGGTGGGGTTTGGTATCCATCCCCATTTACTTCATAATAGAAGTGGTATTCATATGCTTAGCTAAGTTCTAGGCATTAAATACTGAAGGGCAGCCAATGGCTGCCCTTCTTTTATTTCGATATTGAAAAATAATTATTCTTCTATCCGTGTCGCTAAACTACTTATGGTCATGAGCAAGGGTCCGAGTTATTTTTACAAAGCCAAGGTAGTATCTGTTTATGATGGCGATACATGTAGGGCAGATATAGATGTTGGCTTTGGTGTCGTCTTGAAAAATAAAACCATCCGTCTTTCTAACATCGATACTGCCGAAATAAGAAGCGAAGAAAAAGAATCAGCAATCAAAGCAAGGGACAGGCTTAGAGAACTGGTGCTGGACAAAGAAATAATACTCCAGACGATGAAAGACAGAACTGGAAAGTATGGAAGGATTATCGGCATACTCTATTCTGATGGGAACAATATAAACGATTTGTTGGTAGAGGAAGGCTTGGCTGTAAAGATAGTCAAGAAGTCTCGTCGAAGATCAAAGAAACAAACACAGGCAGAGAAAAAGCAAACAACCGAGAACCAAGCTCCTAAAAAGCAGGAAGAGCCAAAAGAAGAAGCCAGATCTTCCGATAAAGAAAAAAAAGAGCCAAAAGAAAAAGACGTGGCAGTCAAGATTGAAATACCCGAGAATCTCATTCAAGCAATCTCCAGCTCCTCCGAATAACAAGCTAAATTTTTGTTTATGTTGATGAAAAGCGAATACCATCTCGCTATGTGTTATAGTGTTTTTTTACCCAAACTCAAAAAAGAAATAAAACATTTAGTAAAGGTATGGTATGATATAGCCAATATTGCTGATAAAAGACGATAAACAGAGATTTTCAGAAAACTTACGACTATTTATTTTGTGAAAAGATCTTTTTTATCGGGGAGATAATATATGTCTAATGAAATGTTAAAACAGGCGATTATAGATGCCGAGGCTTTGAAAGAAGTTGCTTTGAAAAATGCTGAAGCTGCTGTGGTAGAGAAATACTCTCGGCAGATAAGAGAGGCAGTAGATAATTTGCTGGAACAAGGCGAAGACGAAGAGCTCACCATCGACACAATGGAAGAGCCAGCCCCTTCAGGTATTGATGACCAACTGCCCTTGGCAGCCACTGACGGAGAGAACCTCTGCCCGTGCCCAGAAGAAGAAGAAACGATTGAGCTTGATTTCGATGACCTACAAAACATCATGCAGGCACTAGATTCTGACGACGAAGAGGCAAAGATGGCTGGACCAACTCCCGATGAAGTTCTTCCCGACGAGGAAGAGTTGGAGGTTTCGGCGATAGCAGAGGATATTGCCGACACTGTAGCAAACATGCTCGACAATGAAGAACAAGAAGAACAATCAGACGAAGACGAGATTGTTGAGATTGCCATCGAAGAAGACGAAGACGAGATTGTTGAGATTGCTCTGGAAGAAGAGTCCAGCGACGATACTAAGGTGGAAGAAAAGAGCAAGAAGAATATTGAAACTCTAGAGGAAGCCGTTGCCTTTTCTCACGATAAGGCAAGCACTCTGCTGAAAGAAAACGGAAACCTCTCCCAGACGAATTCAAAAATAATCAAAGAAAATCAAGTTCTCAAAGAGAAGCAAGGAAAGATTCTTGTCGAGAATAAAGATCTAAAGAAACTTATAGGAAAACTTTCCAATACATTAGAGAGTGTAAACCTTTCTAATGCAAAACTAATTTATACGAATCAAATTCTAGGTAGCAACTCCTTGAATGAGCGACAAAAAAATAAAATTGTCGAGGCTATTGCCGATGCTGATTCTGTCGAAACAGCGAAAGCCGTATTTGAAACCCTTCAAAGCGCAGTGGGTGGATCCTCCAGGGACGAGCCAAAATCACTAAGCGAAGTCGTGTCAAATAGTCGGGCAACGATGTTTAGGCGAAAAGAAAAACAAGCGAGCACCAACCCTCATACAGAACGTATGAAAAAGCTCGCTGGCATTTAATCATTTAAGGAGGAAAAACAAATGTCTATTTTAGAAAAACTAACTGAAGGCATCGTTAGCCGTGACCTAAGCAAGGAGTCTCACGCCATTGTTAATAAATGGGAAAAGACTGGTCTGCTAGAAGGTCTTACTAACGATACCAAACGAACCAACATGGCTTGCCTGTTGGAAAACCAAGCTAAGGAACTTCTCCGTGAGTCATCTTCGATGCAAGCGGGTGATGTGGAAGGATTTGCCGCTGTTGCATTTCCAATCGTTCGCCGAGTGTTCGCCGGACTGATTGCCAATTGATTTGGTATCTGTTCAGCCTATGAGCCTACCAAGCGGACTTATCTTCTTCTTGGACTTTACCAAGGATCGAGCTCGCTTAGGTGATGCTGCTGGAGATTCGGTGTATGGCGGCGGAGCCGTTGCTAACCAAATCACTGGTGGGGTTTCCCTGACTGGCGATGATGCTGAGAAATCGTTCTACAACTTGAACAACGGCTACTCGTCTCCAACTGGCTCTGGCGCTGCTATCACCATTACTNACGTTTTGTCCGGCACGGTCGGCGGACCTGATGATGTTGATGCTGCTCTAGAGAAAATCTTACGCTTCGACCCAGATATTGCTTCTGGAACGGCAGCATATGTTGGCAGTGTCGCTATCAGCGATCTTGACCAAGTTAACCTGGATGATCTTGTCACCCTTACCGTCACTTTGACGGGCGACGGGCGCCAAGCACGACGGCTAACTCAGTTAAGCGGTACCGCTGGTACTGACTTACTTATCGTTATTGCTGCTTCCGGATCGGAATCAACAGACGACATTAACCCAGCCGCGGCACAAGCTATGTCTTGGGCTCAAGTTGACGATTTCACTAACGGTGGTGCTCTTGGCTCAGTCGTTGGTCAAACTGACTGGGGATTGGAAGATAATGTAAACATTCCAGAAATCGACATCAAGGTTGACAGTGTTGCTGTGACGGCACAAACCAAGAAGTTGAAAGCTAAGTCGGACTCCAGAGTTGGGTCAAGATTTGAATGCTTATCATAATCTTGATGCCGAGGTAGAGCTCACGAGCATCCTTTCTGAGCAAATCGCTCTTGAAATCGACCAAGAAATCTTGGAAGATCTTATCAAAGGTGCTACGGCTGGTAAGCTTTTCTGGTCACGCCGACCAGGTAAGTTCCTGAACCGAGATACCGGTGCTCCAATTAGCACGAGTGCTAACGAGAGCCTTCTGGGTGCTGACTTTACGGGAACCGTTTCGGAATGGTATGAAACCCTTCTCGAAACCATCAATGATGTTTCGGCTCAAATCCACCGTAAAACATTACGGGGTGGAGCTAACTTCTTGGTCTGCGGACCAGAGGTTGCTAACATCCTTGAGTTTACCGCTGGCTTCAAGGCAACTGTAACTCACGACGATGATCGTGGTAATGCTGGTGCCGTGAATGTTGGAAGCATCTCCAAGAAATGGGATGTGTATGTTGACCCATACTTCCCACGTAATGTCGTTTTGGTCGGACGTAAAGGAAACTCATTCCTCGAAAGCGGATATGTGTATGCTCCTTATGTGCCCCTCCAAACCACTCCTACCATTTTTGGTACCGAAGATTTCGTGCCCCGTAAGGGCGTGATGACTCGGTATGCTAAGAAAATGGTACGACCGGACATGTACGGGCTAGTTGTTGTGACAGATCTTCTCGGATAAGAACTGCCTTAACAGCCTAAAAAGAATTAGAGCCTCTTCGGGGGCTCTTTTCTTTTTTGCCCAAACTACTTATAAAGGCAACTAGTAATGGAGGAAAAATATTGTGGCAGTACCTACACTAACACCAACTTCAACGGTTAGCGCTATAGCACTCCCGACTACAGGCCTCTAGGACTGATGTGGTTTCATCTCTACCCATCGGGGTGTACACGGGAGAGCAGTTTATTTCTGGTGCTGTCGATCAGGTTTCCTACACATATAGAAAGCTCGGTGGCGATGTCCTTGATATAGAGCTGACTACTCGAAATGTTTATGCGGCATACGAAGAAGCGGTTTTGGAATATTCATATCTTGTAAACATCCATCAAAGTAAAAACACTATTTCAAATTTGATGGGACAAGTAACCGGCACTTTCGATAGCGATGGCGAACTTGCTGATGGTAGCTTAAAGACTGACTTGAGTGGCACAGGAGCGGAACTCCGATATCCCAGGTTCGACTTAGGGTATGCCAATACAATGGCTTCTGCTGCTTCAGAAAGAGCCCAAGTTGGCGGCAACTTAACATTCTATTCTGCCTCTATTGATATAACTGATGGTGTCCAAGATTACGATCTACAATCCATAGTTTCTTCAAGTGCTGCAGCCGGCGGAGTACCATTTTCCAGCATAGATACTTCGAAGAAGGTAAGAATCCAGAAGGTGTTTTACAAATCTCCAAGATCAATGTGGCGATTTTATGGATACTATGGCGGATTGAATACCATAGGAAACCTCAATACATATGGACAATATTCGGATGATAGCACTTTTGAAGTGGTGCCAACATGGCAAAACAAGCTTCAGGCAATGGCATACGAAGACTCGCTATGGACACGAACCTCTCACTATTCTTATGAGATAAGGAATAATAAAGTAAGATTATACCCAATTCCAGACAAGGACTGGGTTACAAAAATTTGGTTTGAGTTCACAGTAGAGACAGATACGATTTTTGACGAGCCAGGTGTTGATTCTGGGCGAACAGGCGTAAACAACATGAATACACTACCGTTTGCAAACATTCCTTTCACCAACATAAACTCGATAGGCAAGCAGTGGATAAGAAGATTCGCTCTTTCTCTTTGTAAGGAAGTCCTTGGGCTTATAAGAAACAAATTCACGACGATACCAATTCCAGGCGAATCGGTAACTCTAAACGGAGACGCTTTGCTAGCCCAGGCGAAAGAGGAGCAAAGCCTACTAAGGGAAGAGCTTAAGACTGTATTGGACGAAATGACATACGATAAGCTCGTGGAGCAAGATGCTGAAATCATGGAAGCGACAGCAAACTTACAGTCAAAAATACCAATGAACATTTTCACAGGGTGAGAGGGGAATAGACAGTGGCGGAAAACATTACTTGGAAGCAACCAGCTAATCCTCCTCCTCCTATGTTTCTTGGGGAGAAAGAAAGAAACTTAGTTAAGCAGGTTAACGATGAGCTAATTGAACGAGTTATCGGGCAGGGGATTATTTACTACCCTGTCAGCCTCCAGCATACAAACTATCACCCTCTATATGGCGAAGCGATAAACAAAAGCTTCCTTACACCGATAAGAGTAAACGCTTTGATAAACTGGGAAGGCTCTCAAACAAGCACGACAGGCTTCGGCATAGATAGAAGATCCAGCATTACAATCAACTTTCACAAAAGAAGGTTGACGGAAGATCAAGATCTACAAGTTCAAGAGGGAGACTTTGTTCTCTATGGTAACTTGTTTTATGAGATAGTATCCCTAGCCCAGCCCAGAGAACTTTTTGGTCAAGTTGATCATAAGATGGAGATTGCAGCAAAATGTATTCGAGCAAGGGATGGCATGTTCGAAGAATCTAGTATGCCGGAAGTTACCATAGAGAAGTACAAGGCAACAACAGCAGAAACTTCTTATGTCTATTTAACCACTCCCGCCTCTTCTTCAGCACCAGTTAGCAGTCATGTATCCGGATCCGGAGCAGTTCCCATCTACTCCGGCGCCGATTCAGGATCTTTAGATTACCAGATTTTGGAAGATTTCGACTCCAATCCGTGTGAATATGTGGGATACCACTTCTACCTTACCGATCTCCCATCACCACCAATAGCCTCTTTCACCATGGCGAATAAGTGGTATTGGAATGAAAATTGTGTCTGGCACCCAAGCCCATTTATGATATAGGAAAGACTTATGACGAAAGAAAAGATAACGGTATTGAGTCCGTCAAATTTAGAAAACATAGATGGAGCCATGCACGAGTGGGTAGACCAACAGATCAGTGCTTTCGCCACAACTAACCGAGGCTGGAAAAAAGTACCGGTTATTTGGGTATCGGCAGAAAGAGCATACCAGGCAAAGAGAGACAAAGGACTTAGAGATAAAGAGGGTGCCCTCGTATATCCCATCATAACAGTCGAGAGGATTAGTATGGAAAAAGATCCATCATTCAAAGGATCCTTACAAGCCAACATATTTCCCATAAACGACTACAGGGGAGGATCGATACCGTTAGCCAACACTATAAATCAATCAAAGACCCAGAACTTTCAGAATGCCGACTCAAAGAGAGAGACCGGACAGTTGAACTTTAAGGTAAAGAAGAAGGATAACAAGATAGTATATACTCATAAGTCGATTCCGATTCCAACATATATCAGTGTTATGTATCGAATCAGCTTAAGGGCAGAATACCAACAACAGATCAACGAGATGAATGAACCGTTCATCGTCTCCACTGGAAACATCAGTAGCTTTATTATGAAGAAAGAGGGTCACCGATATGAGGGATTCTTTCAGCCATCTTACGAGCAGAATAACAATGCCGGAAGCCTTGACGAGGAAGAGAGAATCTATCAAACATCATTCGATGTAAAAGTATTGGGATACTTAATTGGCTCCAAAGACAACCAAGAGCAGCCCCAAATTGTAGAAAGAGAGAANGCGGTAGAGNTGAAGACACCAAGAGAAAGAGTAATCGTGGGAGAAGATCCAGAACATCCCGATAATTGGGGAAAGTATAGGGAATAAAAAATAGCATTTAGAGTATTTTAAAACTATTTACAACAGGCTAGATTCACATTTAAAGAAAAATAACGAATGTTTTACTATTGTTATTTGTAGAGGAGAGTAAAAGGATATGTCGGCAAAGAAATTCAAGTTCGTATCACCTGGAGTTTTCGTTGATGAAATTGACAACTCACAGTTACCAGAAGCACCAGAGGGTGTAGGACCAGTAGTTATAGGAAGGACAGCGAGAGGACCAGCAATGGTGCCTGTCCAAGTTAACTCGTTTTCAGACTTCGTTGAAACATTCGGTAATCCCGTTTTCGGAGGAGGTGTCCCTGACGCTTGGCGCGCCGGACCTAACTCCACTGCCCCGACTTATGCTTCTTATGCCGCCCAGGCATACCTCAGAAATCAAAGCCCCTTGACGGTTGTGAGGCTGGCAGGCATCGAAGATGCTAACCCAACAGCAGCCGGCGGCGCCGGTTGGGAAACCAACTCAGAGCCAATGGATTCAGATCCAGCCAATGGCGGCGCCTACGGTCTTTTCTTGGTAGAGTCCGGCTCAAATCTCGAAGCTCTAGACACAGGCTCACTGGCAGCAATCTTCTATTGCTCCGAAGGCGTTGTTGAACTTACGGGTACCTTGGCTGACGGAGCCACGACTGCCAGCGGCACGGCTGGACTTTTCTTGTCCGACGACACTCCTCACCAATATACGGCACAAGTTCGAGATACTTCAGGTATAACTGATAAGGTTGTTTTCAACTTCAACGAGAATAGCAAGCTTTATATCAGAAACGTTTTCAACACGAACCCAACATTGGTCAATACCTTTGCTGGCGATAATGAGAAGAAATATTTCCTCGGAGAAACCTTTGATAGAAATATTGCTGATAAGCTCGCTAGCGGTACACCATCTCTCGGAGTCATCTTGGGACTCGCTACATCTGAGTTCACAACGGATATTCAACAGAATCAACAGAACATGGCTCTATCTGACNCGTCAACTGGATGGTTCTTTTCTCAAGATTTGGGAGACCAATCACTATTCAATGCTTTGGCGAAACAAAAGCTTTTTAAATTTGAGACACTTTCTGGTGGAGAGTGGGCTCAAGGCAATCTTAAGATCTCAATCACTAGCATCAAAGCTTCCCCTAACGAGGATCAGCCATACGGCACTTTCTCGGTCCAGGTTCGAAAAGCAACAGATTCCGATGCTAGAGTTTCTCCAGTAGAGACATTTAGTGATGTAAACTTAAATCCAAACTCCCCAGATTTCATTGCTCGTAGAGTCGGCGATTCTTATCGAGTATGGGACAACGACGACAAGAGATATCAGACTTATGGAAACTATGTAAATCAGTCTCGATACATCCGGGTTGTATTGGATTCCTCTGTCGATGCCGGCACGACCGATCCTAAATTCTTACCATTTGGAGTATATGGACCAACTAGGTACCAAGCCTTCCAAACAGTGAGCGGCTCAACTGACGCGTTCGACAGCTATGTTGTCGGCGGCAGTAGTATCCCTCGCTCGTTGGCTGATGGTACCGAGAAGGTGAATGTGGGAACACTTGCTCTCACTGCTTCTTTCGAATTCCCTGAGATTCCGACGAAAACAAACAGCGATGATTCATCACTTATAAATCAGAAAGATGTATACTTTGGAGCAACAACGAATGTCGCCAACAGTAGCCGCCTTCAGCGGGATATTGTAGACTATGTTCGTCGTAAGCCAGGTGATGCTGATAATCTAGGTGTTACTGGTTCGCTGAACTACTCCTGGTTGTTCACCCTTGATGATGTTTCCGGCTCCAATGCCGATGGTGTCTTGGGAACATGGACATCCGGTTCTCGTGCTGACGGCACTTCCATTACAGCTCAAGCAGGAAATACTTACGAATCAGTTCTCGATGCCGGGTTCAACAAGTTCACGACGATGCTACAAGGTGGCTTTGAGGGTGTTGATATCCTCGAACGAGAGCCTTTTGCTAATCGACTATTAGCAGGACAAACATCGCCATCTGACTATGCCTATGCCTCTATTGAGCGAGCCATAAATACAGTAGCTGACCCTGATGTGGTCCAATGTAATATGCTTTCTATGCCTGGTGTTACCAACGAGGCACTCACGGGCAAGCTTCTTGATGTCGCTGAAACCCGAGGTGATGCCTTGGCGATAGTTGACCTGAAGGGTGGCTATCAGCCAGAGACAGAATCTACAGAGAGCTTGTCTGCTCGACTAGGCTCTGTATCTGAAACGATTGCAAACCTAAACCAAAGAAACATCAACAATAGTTACGGATGTGCCTACTATCCTTGGGTTCAAATCACCGATACAGTCACCACAGGAGGCTCTCTATGGGTTCCTCCAAGTGTGGCTGTGCTTGGTACCCTCGCTAGCAGTCAGGCTTCTAGCGAGCTCTGGTTTGCTCCTGCTGGGTTTACCCGAGGCGGATTGACGGAAGGTAGTGCTGGCATCCCAGTAACGAATGTTCGAGAGCGATTGACCTCGGATGAGCGTGACGATCTTTACACAGCAAACATTAATCCGATTGCTCAGTTCCCAGCAGAAGGAATTGTGGTTTTTGGACAGAAGACACTTCAAGTGACACCTTCTGCTCTAGATAGAATCAATGTTCGACGAATGTTGATTTATGTTAAGCGACAAATCTCTTTCATAGCTTCCAGACTGCTTTTTGATCAAAATGTTCAATCAACATGGACTCGCTTTACAGGAGAGGTGAATCCATTCCTAGGAAGTGTCAAGACTCGCTTAGGTCTTACAGACTATAAAGTGATTCTCGACGACACAACGACAACCCCTGACTTGGTTGATAGAAATATCATGTATGCCAAGATATTGTTGAAGCCAGCGAAGGCACTTGAGTTTATTGCTCTTGATTTTGTTGTAACAAGATCTGGTGCTTCTTTTGATGACTAAAAAACAAAGAAATAACTACTTATTTTATAAGACGAGGAGAAAATAAATTATGCCATTCTGGAGTGACGCAACAATAGCAGACCCTAAGAGACAGCACCGCTGGCTCATCAACATCGGAGCACCCGAGCTCAGCAGCTTCATCACATATGTGTGTAAATCTGTAGCGAAACCGAAAGTGACAGTGGGAGAAGCGGAGCATAAATTTATTAACCACACCTTCTACTATCCAGGCGGAGTTACTTATGACCCCATTACGATAACACTGGTAGATCCGGCGAACCCCCACTCCTCACAAGCACTCTACGATCTCCTTCAGGTATCTGGCTATACACCCCCAGGGAATATCACTCAAGTGAGCCAAGGGCAAACAGACATGTCCACGATCAGCAAGAGAAAGGGTGTTGGAGCTATTAATAGCTGTAAGATTTTCCAACTCGACGGAGACGGCAACACGATTGAAGAGCTTTCCTTAGAGAATGCTTGGATTAAGAGTGTTGATTTCGGCGGAGATTTGAACTATGAGAATGAAGGGCTTGTTGAGCTTTCACTTGAGCTTCGTTTTGATTACTTCAATCTACAA